CCCTCCCTTTATATTCCTAATTTTTATGTGGTTGATGCATCTGCTAAAATTGCAAATCCACGTTTGTTATAACAACCTGTGTCGAACATTCCAACTGCTGTAAGGTTTATAAGACCTTTTTTCGCATCGGTGTAAGGATCAACAACAATTTCTAATCCATCCCATTGACCAACACAAACCCTACTCCAGTCACCAAAATAAATTTTGTTAACATTAGATGCGGGTGTGCAATATGCAGGATAACCATTTATTTGATCATTATACCAAATTCCTACTTGATTTGTCATGTAAGCAGTACGTGATAAATATGATTTTTCTGCAGGTGATGCTACATATGCAGGACGTGCTAATGCAAGACCATTTAATGATGCTTCTTGGTTTACAACATTTGTAAATGCTGCATTTGTTCCAAGACTTGTAATTTGTGTAGCTGCATCAGTATCAAGTTGATCAAAAAGATCATTAGTAACTGCATTCCAAACACCATTAATCAAATTTTGAACAATAGCACTATAAACACTAGATGAAGATTGTGATAATGTTTCTTTTGTAATAGCTTGTGAATGAGTAACTCTACGAGCTGTTAATGTTAGTGATGCAGATGCCATATTGGCACTTATACCACCAGCATCTGATGCTTCTGCAACGAATACTCCAGTATCTTGTCCCATTGAAGGAACTACAAAGTTACCATTAAGTCCACTAAAAAATGTAACACCTATTTGACGTAAGAAGGCTTCACCAGGTGATGTTAAAACATCTATGCCTGGCATAACTTCTTTGTTTATCAAACCAGCGTCAGTAGCAACTACGATAGGATCGGCTCTATAAGATGCAGTCTTTCCTTCGTTTACAGCTTCTACTAACCAGTCTCTAAAAGATTGGTTTTCTGAGTTTTTAATATTTTCCATATATATAGATTTTTATTTTATTTTAATTATGCTATAGGAACAATACTAAGTCCTCTTGTATTCATACATCCAGTGTCGAATAAAGCTACCATTGTTAAATTAATAAGTCCCTTTTTAGCGTCAGTGTAAGGATCTACAACTACTTCTAAACCACCCCATTGTGCTACAGCATGTCTGCTGAAATCACCAAAGTAAATATAAGTTGCTTGGCAACCGGGTGAACAATATGCTGGATAACCATTCATTTGATCATTCAACCAAATAGGTTGTTGGTTAGTAAGATATGCTGTTCTCTTTAAGTCTGCACGTAAAGCAGGAGTTGTACAATATGCTGCTGGTCCAATGTTAAGTTGTGCAATCGCGGCTTCAAGATTTACAATATCTGCAAATCCTACAGTAGCACCTGCACTTGCTGCTATTGGTGCAACACCATCAGTTCTAATAGTTGTAAAATAATCAGCAACTACTGCATTCCAAACACCATTTACAAGATTTTGTAAAATTGATGCATATATTGCAGGAATACTTTGTGCTAAAGTTTCTTTTGAAATTGCTTGTGAGTGAGATACTCTACGAGCTGCAAGTGTTAATGCTGCAGGAGCCATATTTGCTGATGCTGCACCAGTATTTTCACCAGGAAATGTTGCAGTATCTTGTGCCATTGAATTAACTACTAGATTACCTGTCAATCCTGTGAAAAATGTTGCTCCAAGTTTACGAAGAAATGCTTCTCCAGGAGATACAAGAATATCAATTCCAGGATATATCTGTTTGTTAATCAAACCAGTATCGGTTGATGTTAGGATCGGATCGGCTCTAAATGATGGTGCTTTACCACCGTCTTTAACAGCTTCATATAACCAGTCTCTAAATGCTATACCAGCTGGTACTCTTTCTTCAGTTGGAGTGTTGTTTTCCATTTTTCTTACGTTAGTTTTGTTAAGTTCTTCTTGTCTTTCAGCAAGAGTGATGTCTCCATCTATTTTTTTAATCTGGTCATCAAAACCAGTCCATTCGCTTCTCTGTTCGTCTGTAAGATTTTCACTATTTGATATAGCTTCCATCTTTGCAATCAATTCAGCGCGTTCGGCTTTTAATTCGTTTATAAGTTTCATAATTGTTAAAAATTATTTAAGTTTTTAATTTTAGTATCTGGACATGATATCTCATTCTTTCTAGTTCCTCGTCTCTTTTCTTTTTGCAGGCATTTTCTTCAGGGTCTTCATCTGTTTCACCAGTAGAAGGATCTATATTTTCTTCTACTTCTTCATCATCACGTGCAAACACATCAGTATTTGCATATGCTCCAGAATAAACAGTAGAAACATCATAAAGTTTTGAAATTTTCTTTATAACTCTAACATCATTTCCTTCTTCATCTTTTATCCATTCATCATCACCTTTTTTAACTATAAAGGCAAAACTGTTCTCAAATAAATCTCCTCTAGTAACTAATTCATAAACATCATTTCCAGTTGTAGTACGCGGTACTTTTGCTCGGAATTTTAATCCATATTCATCTGTAGAAAGTTCTAAAGTTCCTGATTTTGTACGTCCTAATATGCTACCATTGTTATGGTTGACATTATAGATAACATCTAAAGTGGGACTTAATAAAACTTCATCAAATGCATTTGGCTCTATTCTTTCCTTAAAAAGTTTATTATTTTCAAATATAGGTTTTGATAGTTGATTGAATCTAGAAGCATATCCTTCTAAATATCTTTCTCCATTTTCTTCAAATGCTCTATATGATATATGTTCAGGTTCTAAGTTTCTTATAGTTTTCTTCATATATGATCTCTTATTTTATTATATATTCGGTTTTTGTTTGCACCGATCTCCGTGCCATCTTTTATAAACTCCACTACTACATGATTTATTACAGTAAGGACATTGTATTTTATTATTATTACCAAAACATTTTTGTCCTTTATAACATGTTAATTTCATATGTTCCTTTTGTATTTCAGTTCTTTTACTACCTCTTAATGGTGTTATTCTTTTTTCTATTATTTCTTTTGTTTGTTTTTTCCCTCTAAATTGTTGTACTCTTTTTTCTATCCATTCTTTTGATTGCTTTTTTCCTTTATTTTTACCCATCATTCCTTTAGAACAATTCTTTTTCTTTTCTTCTGTCATTGGAATATAAATCCCACCATTCCAACTTGGATTATATCCCCCCTGACTTACATGTGTTTTTAATGTTCTTATGTAAAATCCTTCCCAATAATGTGTCTCTTTATAATCTGTTGAAGTAAATAAAAATGATTTAGAAAAATTCTTTCGTCCTATTATTCTTAAATCATTTAAAAGAATTTTATCAGAACCCATATAATTTTTTAAATGTCCATTGGTCATTCCTACATATGCTTTATTATTAAGCATATTAGTCGTAATATAAACTGAATAAGTTTCCATTTTATATTTTATATTAAAGAACGTCTATTTAAATTTATATAATTTGTTAATTTTATGTTAATTACGGTTTAGGACTTGTAGAAGTTTTACTTCCTATTTGATCAACTGTAACGTAATTTCCTGGCATCGTATGTACATCTCCAGAATCAAATGTTGGATAGCCTTCTAATTTTGCAACATCATTTGGTGTTACTACACCCATACCTTGTAATGTTCTTAAATTTTCAATTCGTGTTTTAGAATCTAATTCAACAAGTGCTGCCCAATTAAATTCAATACTAACTCCATCCATTCTTTCTTGAGTTGTAAGAAGTTTAGACTCAAATTCCTGTCGATACATACGTCCTATAGCAGATAATGTTGTACTTTTAAATTCAAGTGCTGATGTTTCAACACTTGCAAATTTTGTTTGTTCTAATATACCTACCATCCAAGCAGGAACTCCATAAAGTGCTGCTATAATTTGTGTGTTAAATTTCATAGTTCCTAAAATTTCAGCATCTGCAAAGTTTAACGCCATATCAATTATTTCACTATTAGGTGGTAGCGTAACCATTGTACCTGCTTTTAAAGCACCAACATATTTACGATTAAACTCTTCTAATGCCTCTAACATTGCTTTTTGATTTGCACCTGATACAGTTGATTTAATTGCTTTAGGACTCATAGCATTATTTCTATAAAAAGAATCTATTGCCATAATGCCTTGATATGAAGCACTTAAGTTTAATCTTAATGCTTCTAATGGGTTTATACCCCAAATTCCATCTCTTGTTAATCCCTTAAAGTGCAGTATTTCACTTGCATTTGTTATTTCTTCTTCACCTAAATCATTTAATACAGTATAATATAATTCATTACCTGTTATTTTATAATCTTTAATTTTTGAAGGTGGTATCAATACTAATGATTCAACTTTTCCTACACTATCTCGATTTATTTTTGCAAATGAATTACCTTTAAGATTTCTCCAGAACTCTAGTGCTGAAATAAATGTTTGTTGAGATGTCCAATTGTTTGGTTGATAATGCAATATAGGATATCTATAATCCTCTTTATCCACTGTTCTTCCTTCACCCCCGTCTGTATAAACATTTAACGGCATGCGTGATAAAGTTTCACTTAATATTTTTATACATGTATAAACTGTAGCTACTTTTTCTGCATTTGTAAGATCGAATGGAATTCCTGTGCCTGTGATTAAAGACGGTATAACGTAATCATTGTAATCATCATATCGTCCAACCCACATATTTTTTAAAGAACTGATAAAATTATTGAAAGCCATATAAGGGATATAATTTTAATTGTATTTTATTATATATTCTCTTTTTTTCTTGGTCTTCTCTTACGCACAGCGTATTGGTTTATTAATAAATTATTATCATACAGATAATTTGCTATAGAATATCTGCAATTATATGTTCTAAAATCATCTTTAATGTATTTCTCTATGGTTTTATTTATAAGATCTAATATCTTTTTACGCTTTATATTGAGTATCTCTTCATCAGTATGATTCATTTGTTTATACATTATATGCACTTGTTTTATCATTTCAATAAGTAGAAGAACATACTTACGTCTGTAGTAAATATCTTCTATACTTTCTATCTTCTTTATGATCTTACATGTTTCGGAGTGTGCTAACTCTTTAAGAACTTTTATTGTATCTATAAACAATACATACTTTTTAGCGTTACGGTTAATGTATTCGTTGGATTCTTTTTCAGTCATTTTAGTTGTATAAAGTATATTTATCCCAGTACTCGAAATGGCAAAGTATTTAAGTAAATTAAGCAATTCTTCGATGCTAAGAGCTCTTAGCACTGAACTTAGCACTGAACTTAGCAGCCTCTATTCATCTGGTGATGATCAGCACTATCGTAGACT